TACACGCTGGTGATATCCTGTATGTAACGGCTGCAACAGCCGATACCATAGTAACAACTATTTCCGTAGAAGAATACTACGATCCGAACCGCTAGGTTCACAACTGCCCTAAAGGAGTAACCCAATGGCAATCACAACTGCAATGTGCACATCGTTCAAGTCTGAACTTCTAGGCGGTTTGCACGATCTTGATACAGACTCACTTAAACTTGCTCTCATCAAAGCTTCTCCATCAGGAACCTACGATGCGACAACAACTAACTATTCAGACGTAACTGGTAACTCAGACGAAGCAACCGGTACAAACTACACGGCTGGTGGTCAGGCTCTAGACTCAGCAACAATTTCTGTCGACGGCACTGCTGCTATCGTTGACTTTGCTGACGAAGTATTTTCCAACGTAACCACTTCTGCTGATGGTTGTATAATCTACAACACTGCAAACAGTAACTCTGCTATCTGTGTCATTGACTTTGGTGGTACAGTGTCTGCTACTGCAGGTGACTTGACTATTCAGTTCCCAACTGCTGATGCTTCTAACGCCGTAATCCGTATAGCTTAAGGATTTAAAGCATGTCGTTCTACAGTGCTAATGATGCTATATATGGTACAGGGGAATACGGTACTGCTTCGTATGACGTAGTAACCCCTGTCATATCTTTGGCATCGGTCAGTGCTATAGGACAAGTTACTGCTACAGGTGCTACTCTTAGCGTTAGATTACAAGGAACTAGTGGAACAGGACAAATTGGAAATGCTACTGCTGTCAATAATTCAAGTTTAACACTAGGCTCTGTTGTTGCAACAGGATTTGTTAATACATTATCTGAAAATCCATCAGAGGTAATTACAGGTGTTTCAGCTACAGGTGTTATAGGAACTGTTTTTGCTCAAGCATTCTTTGGTGCTAATGATGCTATATATGGAACTGGTCGTTATGGCACAGCTATATATGGTAGTACTTCACCTACAATAAATGCTCCGAGTTTTTTAACTACAGGCACAGTCGCATCAATTGGAGTTGGTGCAAGTGAAAATTTAGCAAGTGTTTCAGCTACAGTAACAATTGGTGAAATTAGAACTATACCACTTATACTTAATTCTGTTTCAGCTACATTTAATGCTCTTAAACCTTTTACAGCAAGTGGTAATGCACAACTTTCTACAGCAGAGAAGAAGTTTGGCACTGCTAGTTTACTACTAGATGGAGTAGATGATTTTGTAACAACAAGTTACACTTCAAGTCTGCTAACAAATTCAGAATGGGCTGTAGATTTTTGGGTTTATTCTTCAGGACTAACAAGTCAAACTGCTCATTTGTGGGATGGACAAAACTCTAATTCTGGTTTTGCTTTACGCATTAGTAGCGGCACTTTACAAGTAATAAAAGATAGTTCTATAACTAGGTCAGTTAGCGGACAATTAAGTAACAGTACTTGGCATCATATACGACTACAAAGACGGTTTGCTTTTACAGAAGTATTTGTGGATGGATTCCAAAGAGGTCAGCAAGCAGGTGCAGGATACAATGCTCATACCTATGTAATCGGGGCTAAAGAAGATGGTTCCGAAGAATTTACAGGATACATAGACGAGTTTAGAGCATCTACACCGACAGGTCTTTCTGCTGCAAGTTTCACGCCTGAAACTTCCGCGTACTCTCTGGATGGAAGCACAGAAGCACTACTTCATTTTGATGGAACAAACGGTTCCACGACAATCACAAATGAAGCATCTAATGTAATTAACCTTACAGTGACTGCAACATCTAATATTACCTTGACTGGCGTATCTGCAACAGGCTTGGTAAATACAGTTAGTGAAAACCCTGATGAAGTTTTAAACAGTGTAAGCGCAACAGGCGCAGTCGGCAGTGTAAGAGTTATTATAGTTGAAAAAATTACCGGCGTATCAGCTACAGGTGCTATAGGAACGTCAACTACAACGGGTGTTATTACTGTTTTCGACCCAGACAATTTCAGCAGAGCACGAACAATACGCCTTGTAGAGATACAGTCATTAAGAAGGGCAGCATAGAATGGCTTTAAAATGGCAAGATAAAGATCCTGATGATCAGATAGATTATTCCGTAGACTGGACAGCGCAACTAGGAACAAACACTATTTCTAGTATTGCGTGGAAGATATATACAAACGGTGCTTTTACTACATGGACACAGGGTCAAATTGTTGATGGTTTGCAGTACGTCAGTTCTACAAACACAAGTACAGTAGCGACTTTGTACTTGGGTTTAGGCACGGACTTCACGACCTATAACATCATCTGCCGAATGACAGCCAGTGACGCAACCATTATCGAACAGGAAGTTAGACTTCGTGTAGTGGAGAAAAACTAGATGGCATATGATTTCTTGGGATTAACAAATGATATATGTCGTCGGTTAAACGAAACAGAATTAACTTCTGCACAATTCCCTACGGCTACAGGGGTTTATTCTCAGATAAAAGATTCTGTAAATGCTGCTGTACGTGATATCAACCAGTCACACTTTCAATGGCCTTTCAATCATAACTTTGACACCATAACTATGACTGCAGGACAGTTACGTTATCCGCTACCGGCGAACGCTAAGTATATCGATTTCGATACCGTGCGTTTACAGCGAAGCACCACTCCTCTTGTCGAAAGTGCGCGTCGGTTAACTCAGCTTTCTTACGACGAGTACGTGAGTCGGTTTATTGATGACGAGTACAAAACAGCAAGTCAGGGATCTGCGCCTGAATATGTTGTACGGTCACAAGACAACGATATAATTTTTGCACCCATCCCTAACGCTGCATACTCTATCAAATATGAATACTATATGTACCCTGCAGACTTGGTAAACGATACGGACGTGCCAACAATCCCGTACAGATATCGGCACGTTATTGTAGACGGCGGTATGTATTATGCTTACATGTTCCGCGACAATATCGAATCTGCACGTACGTCATTTCAAAAGTTTGAAGACGGCATGAAACGTATGCGTACGCAAAACGTGAATGAAAACATCTACGCAAGGGCGGTTTAGATGCCAGATCGTTGGACTACCAACGCCTTTGAACTCAAGGGCGGCTTGATTACAAACCTGTCTCCTTTGCAGCACGGTATGGGTGCTCCGGGTTCTGCACGTATCCTACGCAACTTTGAACCGGCACAGTCGGGCGGGTATCGTCGTATTGAAGGATACAGCAAGTACGATACCAACAATATCGGAAACACTGGTCCTATTAGGGGTTTGATGTATTACGGTGGAAACGTATACGCTGCACAAAATGATGGTTTGTTTAGGTCTAGCGGTAGTGGCTGGACAGAGATTACTGATAACGCTACCTTTAGCAGCACAGGCATAAACTTAAATGCCGGTTCAGGCAAGGTAAGATTTCTAAAATACAACTTTAGCGGTACCGAAAAGATCATGCTTGTGGACGGGACGAATAAGCCGTTTACGTTCGATGGGACTACTTTCAAGGAACTTACCGCTCTCAGTTCCGACTTTACCGGCTCTGATTTCGTGGTCAACTTCAAAAACCACATCTTCATTGCAAACGGCAACAATGTGCTTTTTTCTGCACCCTACGAAGATGAAGACTTTACAAGTGCTTCTGGTGGTGGTATAATAAACGTAGGTGATGAAGTTACTGGTCTAATAGTATTTCGTGATCAGCTTATTATTTTTAGCGAGAATCGGATTAATCGTCTTGTAGGGTCTAGCGTAGGAGATTTTGTTCTTCAGCCCGTTTCTCGTGATCTTGGTTGTGTAGAGGCAGATACGATCCAAGAGATCGGCGGCGACATAATGTTTTTAGGGCCAGATGGCCTTCGCTTGTTTTCTGCGACAGACAGAACAGGAGACTTTGGGTTAGCCGTTATTTCAAAATCGATTCAGACTGAGGTACTCGATTTAGTACGGACAAGTTCTACTTTTTCAAGTTGTGTAATACGCGAGAAAAGCCAGTATAGAATATTTGGGTATAACAGTTCTTATCAGCCCTCTGCTTCAAAGGGAATTGCAGGAACGCAGCTTCAGGAATCTATTTCATGGAACGACTTGCGTGGATTTAAAGTATATTCTTCGTACAGTGAATATGATGGAAGTACAGAGTATATATTCTTTGGTGGCGATGATGACTACGTGTACCGTATGGAACAAGGAAATACGTTTGACGGAACAAACATAACAGCTACATTTGCTACTCCGTTTGTTCCCTTGCAAGATCCAAATCTTCGCAAGACACTCTACAAAGCCACAACGTATTTTGATGCAGATGGAATATTCGATGTTCAGCTTTCTGTTAAATACGACTTTGACCAAGCAGGTTCCGTTCAGCCACTTCCGATATCGTTAAACAATGCTACTGGCGCATCGGTGACATACGGCGCAGGTGTATTTGGAACCGCAACGTTCGGAACAAAGCAACGTGCAATTTATCAGGTTCCTGTTACGGGATCTGGATTTACCGTTTCACTTTTGTATGAAACACTAGGACAAACAACCGACTCAACATTTACCATAGATGCTGCGACTGTCCAGTACGCATTATATGGAAGGAGATAACCAATGGGTACAGGATACGTAAGAAACGATTCCGCGAATAATATCGCAGATGGAAACGTAATTAACGCGGCAGATTTGGACGGAGAATTTGATGCCGTTCAAGCTGCCTTTAACGCTTCGACAGGTCACTCGCACGACGGCACGACAGGCGAAGGACCTCAGATTACATCTGCTGGTATTGCCGCAGGGGCTATTGTAGCTGCCGCAATCGCCAACGACTCAGTAGCTTTGGGTACGAAGACTACCGGTAACTACGTTGCTGCAGGTGCAGTATCGGGTGTCGGTTTGTCTGGTTCTGCTTCGGCTGAAGGTGCAACGTTTACCGTAACGTCCAACGCGACAGATGCAAACACTGCAAGCACCATCGTGGCGCGGGATGCAAGCGGTAACTTTAGTGCAGGGACAGTAACAGCAGACCTCACAGGTGACGTAACAGGTGACGTAACAGGTAATGTATCAGGATCATCTGGAAGCACTACAGGAAACGCGGCTACGGCTACGGCTCTTGCTACAGGTCGTACTATTGGAATGACAGGCGATGTAGTTTGGACCTCTGCTTCTTTTGATGGAACAGGGAACGTAACAGGAACTGCTACAATTCAGCCCGATTCAGTCGCGCTTGGTACAGACACGACAGGTAACTATGTTGCTGCAGGTGCAGTGTCGGGTGTCGGTTTATCTGGTTCTGCAAGTGCAGAGGGTGCAACTTTTACTGTTTCGTCTAATGCCACAGACGCTAATACTGCAAGCACTATTGTTGCACGGGATTCCAGTGGCGACTTCAGTGCAGGAACAATTACTGCAAACTTGACTGGTAATGCAAGCGGGAGTTCTGGAAGTTGTACAGGCAACGCTGCAACAGCGACCAAGTGGGCAACAACCCGTACAATTACTCTAACAGGCGATGTAACAAGTTCAGCAACAAACATCGACGGTTCTGGTAATGTGTCTATTTCTACAACTCTTGCCGCAAGTGGATTTGATGCTGGCACATTGATGTTATTCCAGCAAACCGCTGCGCCTACTGGATGGACAAAACAAACTACCCACAACGACAAAGCCCTTCGTATTGTAAGTGGTAGTGCTAGTGCTGGTGGCTCTAGTGCGTTTTCAACTGCTCTTGCGACTCCTGCTTTGAGTGGAAGCACAGGTAGTACAACTCTTAGTACCGCACAGATTCCATCACACAGTCACGTAATAGGGGCATCTAGTATGTCAGGAGGACCAACAGCAAACTCTGGAGCAGCAAGAAATACTGCGTTTAATTCAGACGCTGCAGGTGGTGGCGGTTCTCACAACCACACAATGTCTGGAACAGCTACAATTAACGTACAATACGTTGATGTTATCATTGCAGCGAAGGACTAGTATGCAAACACCTACTTTTATAGAAAGCTATCAGACAGAGGAATATGATTTGTGTGATAGGATTGTTCTACGTCTTGAAACTATACTAGAAAATCAACTCAACGGCATACCCGATAGATACTACATGGCTGGCTCTGCCGAAAGTGGTCATAAAGTACGACAAGATCACAGCGTCGATTTTTACGCTTTGAAAGATCCTTTATCGGGTGAAGTCCATGACAAGGTTCTTTCTAAATATGTAAGGCAATANGGTGAAAAATACCCCGGATTTTTAAACGAGTCTTCATTTTCGCAAGACATGAAAGTTCAAAAGACTGAACCAAAGGGTGGGTTTCATATTTGGCACAAAGAACATACCGGTAGTTTCCCTTGTAATTATAGAAGCTTAGTGTGGACCCTTTATCTAAACGATGTCCCTGACGGAGAAGGTGAAACAGAGTTTTTAGAATACGGCATAAAGGTCACACCTAAGAAGGGTCTTTTATGTATCTTTCCAGCTTCTTGGACACATCTACACAGAGGTAACGCCGTCTATAGTTGCAACAAGTATATTGCAACAGGTTGGTATTACTATAGCTAATCAAATAGGAGAATAATTTTATGGCTAGATGGACTATTGTTTACAATAACGGGCAGATCGGTAAAGACGGTGTGTTTTACGAAGGGTTAGATTTGTCTTTTCTTCCCTCAGACATTCTTGCTGTTCAGTCTTACGACGGCGTAACTTGTGATGTTGAACGTGGTGATCGTACTAAAGAAAAGGTTACTACTAACGAGGACGACGTACCCGTTTCAGGCTTTTCTTGGTGGGGTACTGTAGAGTCGACGTATGCCGCTGCTGAAGCCGCCGCCGCTGCTGCTGCTGCTGAAGCCGCTGCTGCTGCTGCTGCTG